CCCCCGCATCTTCAAGGCCAGCTGGGGGGCAGGGGAGGCTGTGCAGGGGTATGGGGGGTGGGGGGGGGGGCGCACCCCCACCACCACCCCCACCACCACCACCACCACCCCCACCACCACCTGTATTAAAGCCATATTGAACAAACTGTGGTGCTTGGTACTGGAAATCAGCAGGTACGGCTCTTTGTGGGGTGGTATAACGTTGTTGAATCTGAGCCATCTGCGGTTGAATAAATGGCTGTGTAATGCCTTGTGATGAAGGTTGATAAGACTGTTGCGTTTGTTGAATAGCAGCTAAAGCGTCAAGTGTTGGGTTAGCAGTGCTTTCACGTTGTTCTTGTGTAGTCTCTCCGCCTTCAGCCATGCGAATAATGCCACCGTTAGCCACGGTAGTAGCTCCAAAATCTTTTGCTTTAATTGGTGTTTTGGCTGTATATGATTGTTTAAAGTAAGGCGTACCTGCCCCTTGGTAATTAGGGTTTTCAACTTGGCTAAACTCATATGGGCGGATGTAGCTGTCTGTCTGTTGATCACTTTGGTTGCTGCTGCTGGGCTTATTTAACGCCAACAATCCAGCCGCACCAATACCTAAAGGCATTTTATTGTCAGAAATAAATTTACCTACACCTGAATCAAAAAACCCCGGTTGTTTACCTGCAATAAGTGAACTTGTGTCCGAAACAGGCATTCTAAGTCCGGGATTTTGTGCAATGACCGCATCTGCGCCGTAATTACTTGGCATCCCAAACCCTTCGGGCATAACTGCTTTGAATCCTAAATTTGCGCCTTCGGAAGTAATAGCCCCAGTACCCACATTAGTGGCAACAGGATTAACGGCACTTGTTGCGCCCTCTAAAATAGCACTAGAAGTAGTAGGAGCAACGTTAGCAGCAATACCTGTACCCGCACCAACACCGCCCGTAGCAGCAGGCATAAGAGAAGATATACCACCGCCTATAGCACCGGTAGCGCCACCCATAACAGCGCCTTTAAGGATGTCATCTGTTTTGCCTCCACGCAATGCAGCAATACCACCGCCCATTGCAGCACCAATAGCTAAACCCCACATAATAGGCATGATTAAGACCCTTCTATAATTTCAGGCGACTCAAGACCAGTGCCGCGAAGATTGTGTATGCAACAGAAAACTACGTCATCGGTTAATGCTTTAAATGCGTGTGCCTTGCCAGCTTGCACTTTAATAATGGCAGGGGCTGTGTAAACGCCCATCAACTTGCTGTCTTGCCAAGCCTCGACTGTTCCACGGGAAACAATTGTCATGTGATCATGTGTGTGAATATGCTGACCGGCATAGCTTTCAGCCTTTTCCATTGAGTAAGCGCGAACCCAAATATCGTCAACCTCTGCAAACTCAATATATTTATGTTCAACTGGAACGTAGGTATTCATACCTTAACCTTTAAAACATTACCTGCTGTTGTGTCGCGGTATACATCGCCAACCCGCAGCGTTGCAAGACTGGTTTGTGTAGGTAATGTGTTGATATTTAAGTTTAAACCACTTGCTGCCGAAAAACCCGGATTATCTAACTGTGCAAAATACAGTCGCAATGTGTTTGTTAATTGCTCAAGATATATTCTGTCGTACTCTTGTGGAGCAATCGGTAAGTTTGGTGAAGTAGTTGTGCCAGTACTCATCTCTTGCCGTCCGCTCTGATGTCAATTCTAGGAGAGCCAAGCTGCCATGCCACGCCAAGTTCAGTAGACTCAATACGGAATGCCATCTGCCGACCCCGCAAACGGGTATAAACTTGCCCATCAAAAAGTTGTACGTTGTACGATTTGCTAACTGTGTAATTATCTGCACTCTGCACTTCAGGACTATTTGATGCGGTATAAACCGAACCAGAGTTTTGACGCGGTTTAACAGTCAGGGTAACGTAAGGTTGATCCACATTTGAGCCGTTAAAGTTAATGTCAGGTAAGATGCGCCACACAAACCCAAAATTATGTCCATCACCAATATCAAAATCTGATGACTGAATATAAGCGTCAATTGCCACAGGCGTTGTTCCGGCAACATCGTCTACGTCAGCTTCGTGATACAGGGTTCTGCCTGTTAAAGCACTAGTATCGTAGTTGGTTGCCATTGGGTATTGCCGCAGACCAGAATCTAACCATGCGGTTCTAGACATTGAGCCGTAATACCAAACTTTATCAAGGTAGTTATAAATGACGTACTTATCTACAGCCGTTGAGTCTGTCGAGCAATAAAACCACCAGACTTCGTTGTAGCCTTCGTTGCCGCCACAAAATACTTGATATGCCTGAGAAATATTAATGTTGTTAAAAATATACTGCCGCAACGAGCATGGCAGGGTATCTACACGCCCAGAGTACATATAAAACTTGTCAACGCCCATCCAGTAAGTAATGCTGTTAATAGTAATCATGCTGTTAGGCGACATGACGGAAATATTATCCATCAATATATTAAAACCCCATACATATGGCGGTCCTAAATACTGCATTGAATATAAGGCGGAGTCAGTCCAAACCAAAATCTCTTGACGGGTATTGATGTATGAAACAATAGACGAGCCGTGCGACAGGGGAAACTCACCAGACTGATTTGTAATGGCAGGAACCCATTCATATGGATTATCCTGATCAGACCAACGCACAAGCATTGGGTTAAATGTACTGTTTGGCGTTCCACTGATATATGGATTTGCGCCAAAAGCAATAACAAATCGTTGAATAGACGATGCTGATATTTTTAATGTTTGCGTTGGCACATAAGTACCAGAATAGCCTGCGGCAGTAGAAAGCGTAGATAAAGACTGCGCTCTAACGCTTGTGCCAGTGTTTGCTATCCAGTAGTAAATAGCACCATTTCTAGGAGCAATAATTAAGTCTTGCCCATAGTTATCGTTAGACCAAAGGCGTAACTGCGTGTTTGATGATCCGCCAACACCCCAAGTGCCTAAACCCCAGCCGCCACCACCCCAACCAACCAGTGGAATCTGCGTGACTGTGCCTACATTGATTTGATACGCTGCTACCGTTGCTGCGCCTCCGTTGCCTGTATCTGCCCCAGTTGCCAATGTTGTGACATTAATTGTGTAAGTGTTGGCTGTGGGAACAGAGACAATTTGATACTCTTGATTAAGCACCGTGGCAGTAATAGCTCCGCCCAAAGACACAGCAAGCGTGTAAGTCACAAAGTCGCCCACAAGACATCCATGTGTAGCGTCAGTCACTGTTAATACGGCGGAGCCGGTTGTGGCTGCAAACTTTGCCGTGCCTGTTGTAGTTTTACGGATTGGCGTAACATCATAATAGATACCACCGTTCTCAATGTAGTACTTTAAGTTTGTACCAACGCCTAGCAAATTAGCACCGCCCAAGGTGACCCAGTTCCACATTGAACGACAAACGCCTTTAAACGTGCTTGCAGACAAGCGTATCCAACCACCAATCTTTTCGGGAAATCCTGAACGGAACCTAATATTGTCGCAGTCGTACCAACCGCCTTCGTTGGAATAGTTAGTTCCTTCACGGTTTACACCGGGTCGAAAGGTCAGTTTCTGTAACGGCATAGGTTACCCCAACATGCTAGAGGCTTTCAGTTTAACGTCTGCAACACGATTAAGCCAGCCTGTGCCGTAGACATCAAAGTTACCGAGGCTACGGTAAAATTGTTCTTTCCAAAAACTAAATTTTTCAATTAGTTCAACAGGATCAGCCGCCCACACAGCAGCCAAAGTAATTGGACCTAGTGCGCCATCATCAGGTACGTGTAAAGCAGTTTGTAGAAGCTTGATTGCCCGACCCGGACCAGCGTTCACCCCCATATCAAACACTAAGTAGTCAATCCCGTTTGGTAGCTTGTCGCCCTGCACGGTGTCCCAATACTTTTTTTTGTACAAGGGTTCAACATCCGCAGCCGTAAGTTTACGCATATCGTCGTGCGTGACTTGATGCCCAACGTGTGCTTCCCAGTTGTACTGAGTCACGCCAAGCATAGTCGAACCTATTCGACCATTAGTCAGGTGATTGCCAGCGTCACGTTGGTCATCTGTGAAACCGCCTTCACTTTTAAGCATTTGTTCAAATGCTTGTTTCCAATTATTTAACATCGTTTTTTCCTATTTTTATGCCAGCGATTGTTCCAACAAATGCGCCAACGATCATGTTAAAAGCGGGATTGATTAACTTAAAAACCTCTGCATTATCTACGCGCTCATCAAAAAGCCCGACCAAAACTACGCAAACCGTACTCATCAGCACAATGGATAAGCTGACGCAACAAATCACGGTTATGCGGTCAGCTACGCTCATTTGTCGCTCTTATCAGGTGTTTTGCTTCTCATGTCGATGATCTTCTCAAGCGTTCTGCCACCGAAGTAAAAGCTCATAATCAACATACCCCATTGCCCAAGTAGCTCTACGTACTTGCTGTTGGTTTCAATATCAAACGCTGACAACATGGCAAACACAAAGTAGCCTGTCAGGATTGCTATAAGGGTCATAGGGCGGATGTTTTTACTCAACCAAGAGTCAGATGCCATGTCATTTTGTTGGCGCTTGGTAAGCTCACCCTGCTCTTGCATGTCAGCCTGCATTTTTGCAAGCTCACCGTTCTGTTGCATCTGCATGAGTTCAAGCTGAGCCTTGGCTTTCTGCTCAGGATCAGGGAAGAACTTATCCAAGACCTTCATGCCAATACCGAGGATATCCATGAGTGGAAACATTATTTATCTGCCTTTCCATCAATTTTGTCGTAGAGTCGAGCGATCATCTGTTCAAGTCGGTCAAAGCGTTTATCCATCTCACCACGCAAGGTATCAACCTCAGATTTTTTGACATAGGATTCGCTAACGTGCAGGCGTAGCTCACCAATGTCTGACTTGAGTTCCTTGACAGAATCCCACAGTTGACGAGCAAACCAGCCCACCACAGCCAAGGCTGCGCCGCCTGCAATATTGATAAGATTCTGCCAGTCCATGCTTAAACTCCAGTAGGTACAACGTAGTCAGGATCATTTTCCCAAGCCACAGGCGGCAGCGCAGCTAACTGGTCAACCGTTGTGCAGCCGTTAATTGCAATGACTTGCGCTCTGCATTGGGCGCGAATATCTTCACGCCATGTATTCCATGCAGGAGGGATTGCAGACTTTGTTTCGTAGCCTTTAACTACCATCCAATCGCTAGGTGTCAAAATACCCCATGCGGTTTGATTAACATTGTTAACCGCTTGCATTTGGCACTCAAACAAGTCTTTAGGCGTAGCGGTGTAGTTGATCTCGACCACCGTGCCGGTGTAGACAGGTGCGTCTTGGCTGACCCAGTAGTATTGGTCGTTAGGATATTGACCGTAGACCACATCAACCATGCCGATGTTTGCTTTCTCAGCGGGGCTAGACAGGTTGCACCAGTTGGCAGGGTACTGAATGTCATCCCACTCAAAGGCTGTGCCAGCGGGGATTAGAAGGGCGATAACGCCGTTGGAGATTATTGCAAACATAACTACCTCGCTAAAGCGTTCTTGAAAGGATTTTCTGCGTATGCCATGTAAATGTATGTACCGCCCGATGCGTTTTCAGATACGTTGGAATCTCTTAATTTGAATCCATTAGATAAAATATCCATAAAATTAGGTATGCCCGTATCTTCTGCGCTACTTAAATTAGGAAATAATCTTTGATTAGTTACGTTATATACATCTCTTGATGTATCAATTGTTGCCCAATTTTGTACCGCATCTGTGCGTTTTATTGTTACCCATTTAGGCCTAAATCCTGTGTACACAAACGGACCATCAGCCGAACCATTACCCGTGTAGCTACCAAACGCACTGAATCCTGCTATGGGTGTCCATGCGTACATCACATAATTATTAGCCGCAGCACAAGTGTTTGTATCGCTACCGCCAAGAGTAACAACCGATGATGTTGGCGATGTTGACCAAGGGCTTCCTTGAGCCGCACCAGCTTGTGTAGAATTTAAAAATAAATAAGTGACAGCACCGCTATAAATAAAGTTGTATACCCAATTGCCTGAACCGCTAGTTCTATTTTTAATTAACCATATTGCGGGGGCTACGCCTAAACCGTGACCGACAGTATTGGTTGCGGTATTTGTACCCGTGTACGTCACCACACTAAACCCAGCAGACGCATTAACGCTTACAGTCGATGTGATTGAGCCGTTGGTGTTGCTTGATGTTGAACCTTGTCCTGCTTGCCATTGCCATGCAACTTCTGTATTTCCGCTACCATTTGTAAAAGCAGATGATCCAACAGTAAACCCATCAGAGTTTATTGAAGACAGCATAGTTGCGTCTGTAACTTCAGCACCAGTTCCGTTGGATTGCAAGTACAACGATGTGCCACGCACAGAATCAAATAGTAAATGACCGTATGCTTGATTTCTAGTTTTCATCCAAACCAAATCAGGTTTAAATGTTCCCGCATTAGTAATGACTTGTGACGCACCGCCTGTTCCTGTCCACAACGTAGCATCCATCACCGTGTTGCCCTTGACGATAGTGCTGTCAGGCAAGTTGTATGTGTTCAGGGCTACAAAGCCTGTGGGGGGTGTGTAGGTGAATGGGCGTTGACCGAAGTTGACCGAAATATCTGCACCACCATACGTTACAAATGCAGGGATAAATTGCCCTGATATACCTGTAAACGCAGCGGTGGCGGTAGCAAATGTTTGGTTAAAGCTTCCGCTACCATTTGCAAAAGAATTGTTTTGACCAAAATATATTGAACCCGCAGTTGCGTCAAAAAGCACTTGAATAATTTGACCTGCGGAAAAACTTGCGCCGTAAGTCGAATCCGTTGTGCCTGTTCTTTTTTGACCATTACTCATTTGCATATAATGGTTAACACTATTGTCAATCGTATTGCCGCTAACGCTATCGGTCGGCGCACAAATACCAACCCTAATTCGCTCGCCCGAACCGCCACCAGTTGCGTTTATATAAACCTCAAAATACCATTTCCCTGTGGTTGGGATAGCCATTGTTGCTTGACTTGCGGCGGCGGCAGAAACACCTGCGTATGTTTGTCGCAAGTTTGCTTCTGACAGCGTGATGTATGTTGAGTTGTAGTTGACCGCATTGATTGTTGGGAAATTGGCAGTCGATGCGTCTGTCAACGTAGGCACATCCGTCATGCTGTCATACGTCACACCGCTAGTTAAGCTGATGTTATTCGTAGTCCAGTAATTACCATTGCCGCTAAAGTCTTTACCTAAGCCTACGTTTGAGCTTGTAGTCAGCGCAGAGTTGTCTGTAAACGGGAGATAAAAACCATTTGTACCGTATGTGCCTGTGTACTTAGCGGGTTGCCATACGCCTGTTGTCGCGTTGGTTGAGCCGAATGAGGATGGGGTTAGGGCTTGACCGTCGATGAAGTTGATTTCGGTAATGTAGCCATCGTAAAAAGTATTGTAAGTTACTGTTTTTACTAAACCAATAGTTTGTGGTTGCGCTGCCGTGTTAAATAATACAGACGCGCTAGAAGATGGGTATGTTGCGGTTGAAAATGCAGTAATGCGAGAACCATTAACCCAAAGTTGTACGCGATCACTAGATGTTGCGTTGGCGGTATCGCAAATAAAAACAACGTGATACCAAGCCGATGGGTCGCGATAAACGGCAGTAGTTGTTAATCTAAAAGTTAATGCGTTGTCATAGCTATAAAAATCTAAAGAATTTGAAGAAAACCCCCCAAAAGCATAAACAACATTACTGTTATTGCCTGCGCCAAAAAGACATTGACTTGACGAAATATCGCCTCGCTTAACCCAACCACTCCAAGTCCATTTAATATTATTTGTTGGTGTTGTAAACGTCCGATTCAAATAAGCAGACGCACTAGCCCTAAACCGCAGCGAGCGTGTGAGGTTGTAGCCAGTAGCCGAAGGGTTAGCCCCTGCAAATATCGGAAACATTACGCCACCGCCTGTGAGATGCCTTGTTGATACAGGTTTGTGCCATCAGAGCGAAACGTGAAGTAGTCCTTTGCCCCCGCAGCAGTCGAGAGCGTAGGCGCAGTACCCGCAGCCCACTTGAACACAGCATTCCATGTCAACGTGTTTGACCCTGCGTTCTGAATGACCGCTAACGCATAAAACGCACCGTTCTTTAAGTTAGTCGGCGCACCCATCGTTCTATTTGACGATACGAAAGTAAAAGTTGCAACTTGATTTGTCGTATCCCAAGCAATCGTAGCGGCATCAGTCAGCGCAGTGTTAGCCGCCCAACCAACGGTCACTTTCACCTCAGCAGGGGCGGTTGTGCCTAGCGCTGGTGGCGAGGCAAAGTAAGTTGTAAAGCCTGCGCCTGACACCGTTGATGATGCAGCTAGGGTCGTGAACGCGCCTGTCCCTGCCGTTGTTGAACCAATTGCTCCGGGCGAGGCAAAGGTCGCACCACTTAAACTTGAGGCATTTAAGTTAGCTACGTTTGTGGTTGATGCCACTGTAAAAGGCGCTGTGCCTGTAACAAGCGTAGATGTAATAACACCCGTTGCAGAGATGGTGGTAAACGCACCCGTACTAGCCGTTGTAGCTCCAACAGTGCCGTTTAAAGCACCGGCAAACCTAGTAGCAGACAGAATCGTGCCATCAAACGTAAACGCTGCGGCGTCTTGTAATAGCCCGCCCGTCCCTGCATACGTTACGCGCCCAGAGGTTAAACCCGTGTCTGTAATAGACGTTGCAACAATCGTTGCCATGTACGTAGCACCACTGACCACGTTTGTACCATCGCAATACAACAGCGCTGTCGAGCCGTTAGGAACCGAAATTCCAGTGCCAGCAGAAGTCTTTAAAGTGACTGCATAGCCGCCTGTCACCGAGTTCTTGATAATGTAGACTTTAGAGAACGCAGGACAGATAACCGTAGCTGCTGCGCCCGGTGCGCCTGAACACTCAAGAACTGCACAACGCGCTTCGTCTGTGGTTCCGTTGGCTGTAGTCAGCGTATGACTAGCAGTCGTCCAAGTGCTAATCGTGGCAAGACCCGCAATGGCTTGTTCAACCATTGACGTAATGTTGTTGTTGACTACATCGCCCCAAGTGCCGTTTAACTCACCGGTGACGGGTAAGGCTAATTGAAGAATCGGGGTATAAGCGGTTGTCATGGTAATCCTTACGTTACAACGTCTGTCCAGCCTGCGGACTGTGTGTCATTGATATTTTGCCAGTTTGCGTTCTGCGTGTCATTTATTAAAGTCCATAAAAACGCCGAAGCTGCTTGATCCGTAGCTGTTGCGCTTTCATTTATACTTGCTGCAAAATTTACCAAACTTGATACAGCATCAGATGCTGCCGCAGTTTCACTTAATGCGCTTGCATAAACAAGTCCTGCTAAATACCCGTCTGACGCAGTAGCAGTCTCGTTTAAACTTCTTTCGTACACTTGACCTGCATTTATAGAATCCGTAGCTGTGGCTGTTTCACTAGCCGAGCGGTCATAAACGGATAAACCCCAGCCAGCTTGACCCCAAGTGCCAGAACTCCAGCCGCCATCAGCCATGTTAGCCAGCCAAAGACAAGGTATACGTTACGTTCAACACATCACTATTCACTACCGAACGGTCTCCGGGTGCGCCAAAGTCTGCTGCCGAATACAAGGTTCCTGTTGTTCCGCCTTTGGTGCTATTGCTAACCAAGAACGCACCGCCTACGGTAGAAGTAGCGTTGATGGTAAACGAGGCAGGAGAAGCTGAGTTTGTAGCTACCGAGGGGTTAGCCGTGGTTGGAGTAGCAAACGTGCAGACAGGGCGTGTCGCATTGCTGTAGCCCGTGTTTTCAGTCCATCCTGCATGAGAAGACATAGTGTCAGCGGCTGCTGGATTGTTTGTTGCCGCCGCGCCATAAAGCCCGATATACCAAGCGGCTGTATATGCGCTGCCTGTAAAGTACTTGGCGTTCATATCTTGAAGACCACCATTAACTACGAGGTTTTTTGACTGCGCTTCCCACTTCAGGTTGCCCTGTGCGTCAAAACATTGAATCGTGTAAACACCCGTGGCTGCGGCTTTCTCAGCCGAACGTGTACCCATGACTAATCCTGCTGCCATTTGGTCTGTAGAAATTGTTTTATCGGTCGGCATGTTAATCCTTACGCAAGCCTAATAATGGCGGTTGTACTACTAGCAGCGGGAAATTCAACAGTAAATGTTGATGTAGAAGTCTTGTTAGAGCCAAAATCTAATACGCAAATACTTGACCCGCCAACCTTATAAATCAATGCACCACGGGCAGTTAAAGCAGATGTCCATGTCACATTGGCAAAAGACAAGAAAGACGTTGTGCCATCGTAGCTAACTGTGGGCGTTAAAACTTGACCACCAGCCGTATATCCAGATGCAACCACCTCGTTATTTGTTGTGTACGCTGTAGTTGACGCATCAAAAGAAGCTGCGTTGTTGTACAAAGCAATCTTATACACATCTGTTGTCGGCGTAGCAAAGTCAAAGCTTGCGCCAAGAAGCCCAACTTTAAAGCTAGTACAAAGAAAATTTCCAGTAAATGGCATTATTTCACCGGCAACCTTATTTGACCAGAACGATAAGCATCACGGCGTAACTTGCCATCACCCAAGTTCTTCAACAAGCCTAGTGATTCCATGTACATCTTCTCGTAGTAAGCAACCATATCCTGCTCGCCTTTCTGAAATATCACAGCTTCCCGCAGCGCACCATAAAGCAATGCTGATTCAAAGTTATCACCAATCCATGAGGTACTTGCGGTCACAATTGACTCTGGGTAGTAGAAGTAGTGAAACTCAACGCTATACGAAGCATCTGGAGTCGGTCCAACAATAATAGTTAACTCAGTTGGCGAACTGCTGTTAGGACCAAAAATGGCGTAGTATTTTGGGATGCCTGTATCGGTTGGAGCTGGGTATGCCTGACGAATAAAATTAACGTCTTTGTTTAACAAATATTCGTACTCGCCCGTACCGTTAATGACTGCTAGTGAATACACGGACAAAAAGTCACCCGGTGTAGCTAAATATTTGTTGTTGGTAGTTAACGAGCCAGTCACATTCTTACGCAAAGATGGTAAATCAACGGCGTTATAAATACGCTCTTCAGCAAGCTGCACAAAATTGGGTATCTGCGAAACAAAAGTTGCTTCGCTTGTTTCAGTGTATTCCTCAATCGCAGTGACAAGTTGAGCGTAGTTCATAGTTAGCACATAGGTCCACGAGCCATACGACCCTTAGTGGCTGCACCGTTGCCACGAGTCTCAATGCCAGTAGTTTTGACATCATCACGGGCTGGGTTACCTGCGCTGACGCGCTTTGCACCAGAACGAGGAGTGCTTTGATCGGCAGATAAGCAGTTTGGGTCTTGCATATTTTCTGCCAGCTTTAATGGTTTGCCATCTGCTGTATGTGGCTTGGCATAAATGCCAGCATCACCAACTTCTTTGCCCATCATTTTTGCGCTAAATTTAGCCATGATTACCCCTGATTGGCAACGCGAGCTAAGTTGCGACCCATTGCCTTCATTGACTCAGATGAAACGCCAGCAACTTTTTTGCCGCCCTTCATTCCTAAAACTTTAGCACCTTCATTGCCAAGATTTTTACCTTCAGTCTTGCCCTTGCTTGCTATACCATCAGCAACACGTTTGTAAGCCATTTTAAGCTCCTAAGTAACTGTTATTGTAACCGTACCAATCTGACAATCAATCAATAAATTATTTGGTGTTAAACCATTATCCCTTGCGCCGCCAACAGGGTTCCAGCCCCACTGAAATATCCTACTACCGCCTTCTGGAACACCATAATCATTAATGCTTGTTGTGCCTGTTAAACCAATTTGTAGCCCACTATTGCCTGACACTTGATAACTAACATCTGGTCTTGGCTCGCGCACCGCTTGCGGGTCATTAACCGGATACATTCCTAATTGCAACTGCGGATGATCGGGGTCCCAGCAACTTGGACAAACTTTGACGTTATATAGATGCGTTTTTAAAACTTGTTTCTTTAACTCTTTTAACTTGTACCGCTGACCGCAACGGTCACATTCCGCAATACTATGTTTACCACTAGCGTATTTAGAGGGCATGACTCACCTCAATAAAACATATTGCGTGGAACAAATCTAATGGAAGCCTTTTCCCTGTCTTCATCCGCCGCCAACTGAAATTGCTGTTCATAATCCATCTTTAAACCGGCAACACGGTTGATGTCCATGTTGGGCAATTTTATGCTTAGGTAATAAGCTAAACCAGCAACAAGACAAGGGATGAAACGGAATGGAATATCTTGTGTGTTAACACCACCACCCCCATCCTGCACTCTGCGTAAACGCCAATAAACAAACGTATATTGATTCCCCGGTGCATTTGCAGTGGGCCAAATGTTCACGTTAGGCAAGAATATTTGATAGGCAGATGCTGCTGTTAAATGAGACGCAGCCGTGGTGTTGTTTTGTCCACGGAAACAATTTAACAATTGGTTGCCACTAATGTTTTGATAAAGAATAACTTCGTTATCAATTTTTAAATATCCTTGCGATGGCAAGTTAGCTGCCGAAACCACATTGATAGTTGTAGCTGTAGCTGTAATTGCACCATCTAAAACTGCTGAAGCAACAGAATTTGTGTTGCCCGATTGACGATTAATCCATACTTGGATTGGACGACCCTGTGCATTCTTTGTTGGAATCGTAGAGTACGTTGATTCAGATATGCGTGTGATGTTGATATCAACTTGCGTTGAACCTGACCCAGTGCGAATAACTTGATCAAGCAAATCTATAGTATCTGCTGGTATTGGATATGCAATTTGACCCTGAACGAGAGGAAATGAACCTTGCTCAATCGTCCATAGGTTAATGCCACGATTTGACCATTCAATGGTTAGGATGTTTAAACTGCGTCTTGCTGTGCGTAAATCATAACCAGTACGAAGTTCTGATCCGCAACGCTCAAAAGCCTCTTCTACAAGCTCTGAAAGGTCAAGATTAAATGCGTTTAAACCAGATGTAGCCATTATCTAAACCCTGATGTTTTCTTAGCTATCTTTTTAGGCTGGGCTACAAACTGTTTGCCTGCCGCTTTACCTTTACGCTTTGCTTTAGTAGTGGCTGCATACTCCGCAGGGCTAAGGGACTCAATAGCTTTTTTTGGCAAATACCGCTCACCTGTTTCAGACGATTTCTTGCCTGACTTGGTTGTCCATTTCTGGTCACCCCAAGCTTTTAAAGACTGTTGCGGTTTTGCTAGGCTACTCATTTATATCCACCACCCGCCGCCTTATACCGTTTAGCCATTAGCTGAGATTTTCTGGCTGACCATTGACCTGCGCCTGTGCCTTGAACTGCCGCAGCTTTAATACTATTAAAGATACGCTTACGCAAACTAGGCTTTGTGTAATTGCCCGACTCGTTAACTTTAGACTTTACCTCACC